TTTCTCGCCCGCTCGGGGCGTATCAGTTGCCTGCCGGCTTCTTCGCGTCGGCTATGCTTTGCACAGAGTTTTCAACAGCCGTACCGAGGAGGATGGCCGCGCCTGCGGTGAGAAGCCCATCGGCTGCCCCCATTGCGGTAACCGGGTCGGCCAGCTTGATGAACATAGAGACTGCCCCCACTGCTGTTTTCAGCGCGATCCCCAGCGCGAGAGCCGCAGCTCCCCATATCCGCTTTGCCGACACGACCCCGGGCGTCTCCTCGTACCAGTGAGTTTTCGGCGTATCAGACATAGACATGTCCCCATTTCTGCGGCTGGTCCTGGTCGTGCAGGATGTGAGTGAGCTCAGCGACAGTGAACCGGCACTCCGCCCCACGCGTGTCGATATAGTCGGTGTGGAAGTCCCCGTAGGGATCGGCGACCAGCGCCGCCGTGATCTGACCGAGGTCCACGGAGGACGCGGTGTCGACGTCGTCCTGTTCCGTCTCCATGCCGGTGAGGCAGACGACGTGCGCGCGGTCGTGCATGTCCCCTTCCTTCCCCCGGTACTGGCCGAAGATCCCCGAGACGATGACGGGGCGCCCTCGGGCCACCTCAAGGAAGATGGCGGACAGCGTCAGCTTCCAGCGGAAACTGTTGACGGTCTTGCCCGCTACCTGGTTGATCGCCCAGGCAAGGACCATGTGGTCCTCGCGGGGCGCGTCCTTCCACCCGTCGACGGCCGCCATCTGCCAGCCCTCGGGAGACTCGGAGACGTCGTTGATGTAGTCGGGTAGGCGCTGCACGGTTCCATCAGGAAGACGCGGAATCCTGCATTCGATCTCCGCATACAGGCCGAGGGCCATGAGGAAGTTGGCGCCTGATGTCACCTGACACTCTATTGCAGGAGCCTCAGTGTCCTTCCGCTGGGTCCAGTAGGCGCCGGGTTTCAGCAGTTGAATGCGCTTCATCAGGGGCTTCCCACCATCGGCCAGGGGAACAGCACTCCCTCGATGACCGCACTCACTTCCCCCGAGACAGCAGATGAGGCGCACTGGACCTTGATCTCAGACTGCGGCGGCTCTATGTCTGGCCAGTTCGGGTACCATTCCAGGATGCCTGCTGTGGATGCGGGGGCACCAACGATGTACCGTTGCCATGGGCTGATGGCAGCCCCGGGCGTCCATGTCGTTCCCTGAAGGACTCCAGGCCACCGGGCACTGGCGTACCACGCCTTTCCGTAGAAAGCCGTTGCACCAGCCGCCGTGTTCATCGTGAACAGATGAAGCGGCATGAATCCCATGCCGGCCGGAACCGTCAGACAGGTCGAGTGCGAGCGGTTATCACCCGGCAACAGCCAGTCGAAGGTGTTGGCAATCGCAGGGACTCCTGAGGTGAAGGCATCTGCGTTGTCACCGATGTAGACGTTGCCTACCTGGGTGACGCCAGGGGACGCCGCAGAGACGAAGGAGAACGGGAGGACGCGGAAGCAGTGCGTCACTGGCCCCGTGGTCGCGACGCCGTCAATGGATATTGTCGCCGATACCTTCGTCTGGCCATTCAAGGCGAAGACGGCATAATGCCAGGCGTAGGAGGCGTCCAAGTAGGGAACCGTGATCTGCCACGCCCCGGACACGCCGTTGGAGTCCGTAGCCGAGTCGGAGGCGACGGCGAGCGTTTTCTCCGCCGTTTGCAGGGAGTGGAGATTTGCCGTCGATGGATTCGCGCCGGGCCAGAGGTCAGAAAAGGCCCCCGCGGCGAAGGCGGGAGTGGGGCTCCTGCCAACAATCCTTACAGGTAGTGGGTTATTCTGCGATATCCAGCCGACATCGAGCTCCGACCACTCTGAGGAACGGAGGACGCGGCCCCCCAGCCCGATCGGTCCGGGGTCCAGTGCTGCGAACTTTGGCCATGTGAGTGCGGGCATATTCTCCTCCTACGGTGACTTGGGTGCGGGCGTAGTGACAGTGGTAGTAGTGGTGGTTCGAGACTCCAGGGCCGCCGTCGCCTTGGAGGCTTGCACCACCCCTATGACTCCGAATACGACTCCCGCTATTGCAACCACGACAGCCGCCACCATTCCCCACGCCCTGTAGCGAGCCCTGACGATCTCTCTCGGAGTAGGAGGCAAGCCCTCCTTCCAATCCTTGAAGTCTTTCATAGCGGTTTTCAGGTCATCTATGGCCTTAGGAACCCCAGACAGATCCGAGGCAATTCTCTTGAGGTCCTTTACGTCGTCCGACAACCCTGGAACGCCCGATACGGTTTGAATGACAGACGCAAGGTCCTTGTCCATGCGCTTGACGTTGGCTTCGAGTAGGAGTCGGGCAGCGTCTTCCGCCGCAATCAGCCGACGTACCTCGTCTTTGAACTCGTTCAGTTCTGCTCGACTAAGTGCCGCGCTCATTCCTTCCCACCCTGCCTTCTTTTAGATGCCCGTCGAGCATCGTCTCCATTCGCTGCGTTGACTCGCGCATGGTGCGCATTTCGACTTCTATTCTTGCAATTGATAGAGCAGTCTGCTGACTTACTGTTTCTAGAGCACCGATTTTCCCGTATGCGCGCGTGATATCTTTTTCGCACGCTTCCATCCGCCGCATCATCGCCTCAGCCTTTACGGCGTCAGCTAGCTCCCTGGCCGTGAACGCATCCTGGCGAGTCTTTCTTTCCCCGGCGAGCTGGTGCTGCAACTGATAGAGCACCACGAGAAAGCCGAGAAATGAGACGCTTGCAAGTACAAGTTCTGCTATCGCTAAGATGTTCATCCCCTCTCCTATGCCGGCGCGGCTTTCGCGGCTGCCTTGGCCTGGGCCGCCGCCACAATCTTCTCACTCACGGCGTCGGTAGCCACTGGCTGGCTGTCCACATGAAGCACCCAGGGGTCTTCGGGGTGATCGCGGTTCCAGTTGCGGCAGTCCAGCTCACAGCGGAACTGAAGGTTCTCCACATCGCCGTCGTCGCCAAGGACCGGGGTGTAGGCCGCGGTCCCGTCGGTCTTCCGAACTTCTATAGTCGTCGCCATCATGTCCTCCTATGCGTACCGGCCGCCCCAGATGTAAAGGTGAGAGATAACGTCATCGCTGTGGGTCGTCTTTCCGACGTTGGGGGTTCCGTTGGTGCCGTCGGTAACGGGGGCGCCGGTGGTGGAAAGGCCGGCACCAGCGGAGGTGCCTGAGAAGGAAGCCCCGGTGCCGGTTCCGATAAAGTTGCCCATCGGTGATAGAACACCCTGATAGTGCCCCTGGAACTGGTTCCCCCGTCTCAGCATCAGTACCGCACCAAGCACCGATTCTGTGAGGCTATTTGCGCTCGTGAGGTTGCGGCCAAGAATGGCAAGCACGCGCGCGCTGGTGCTGGGGTTGCTCTCACTGTCGGCAAGGCGATGAGGATATAACTGCACAGTGGCCGCTGAGGTGGACGTTGGGCCGCCGTTCGTCGATGTCGGGATCGTAAAGGTCAGAGTGAGAGTCCCTGCCGTGACGCCCGTGATGAAGAAGTTGCCGGCCGGAATGTTTCCGATGGGCGATGCCAGCGTGATCGTCCGCCAGTTCGTATATGACCCCTGAATAGCTTGGTCAGCAGCAAGCATGCCAAAAAGTGCCGAGTTGGCCGAATTGGATGCAAAGACCAGTGTCCCTGTCGTTCCACCCGATACCTGCCATGTGCTCGTGATAAACGCCGTCACCTGCCCACCTTGGCCGTCCAAATAGGACAGAAGCTGGCTGCGGAAGGCCGGTACCAGCAGTGCCCAGTGGGTCGTCGTGATCACTTGATCGGCGATGTCCAGGCATAACCAGGCGAAATGAGCGGCTTCGTTGGTGAAGCTCCAAGCCGCCGGCGCCTGGTAGTTGCCGCCGATGAACTGATAGGACATGAGTGGCAGCTTGTTCTCAGCCCGCTTGCGGGCCGTGCTCACCACCGGCTGGACCTCGAGGATCCAGATGCCTGCAGCCGCGGCGTAGATACAGGCGCTGTCGTATTGGTCGGTGAGGGGCACCGTGGAGAACCCGCTGATGATGTCGCCACCGTTGGGAGTGATCGTCACCTGCCCGGTCCCTGAGTCGGATTTGGAGATGGTGTATCGGCGTCCGAGGACCGATGAGGCCGCAGGTAGATTCAGGGGGCACGTGCTCGAACCCGTGGTGTAGTTGATACGGCGCGTGAGGTCGGCGACGTTGACCGTGTAGGAAGCGGCCGAGGTCGAGACGCCGTCGTTGGTAGTGAACGTGATCGCCTGCCACCCGTAGGCTCCGACGCCCGTCTGCACCGCTTCCACCAGCACGGTATCGTTGCCATTGTACAGGTTCACGGACCCGCCGTAGTTGTTCAGTCCCGACAGGGTCAGGGCCGTCCCCGAACTCCCGTTGTAGGTGACAAGCACCTTCATCGGGATCGCCAAGGCTGTGATGGAGGGGAAGGCGATGGTGTAAGGGGAGCCTCCCACGTTGGCGATGACCTGCTGATCGCGCGCGGGTGCGATGCTGATGGTCGCGGCCCCCGAGATGGAGACCGCGGTCCCCGCATACTGCGAGAGGCGCTGCGCATACTGCGCGATCGCATCCGCGGTGACCTGCGCGTCGGACCCCGCCTGATTGATGTGCAGGACGTCGGCCTGCGAGATCACGGTTGCCGCCGGCAACTGCAAAAGTGTTTTCGTACCCATACCGCCCCTCCCTACGGAGCCGCCGAGAAGGCAAGCACCGAAATCAAATTTCCAAGGTTATCGACGATGTTGTTGCCCAAGGTGTCCAACAGGTAGTCGCCGGTCGCCATGTTGACGCCGGCCGGCGCTATCTGCGCGATCTGTGTCGCGGCCAGCGCCACGAACTGTGTCAGCTCGATTGTGTTTCCCGCCTGGTCGATGATCGTATTTCCCGACTGATCGACCAGGTCATACATGGATCCGTATCCAAGCTGTGTCGGTGTCGAGACCGCGAAGGCCGCGGGCAGACCTATGGTCCACAGCGGGAGGTACACAGGCTTGGCGACGTTGAATATGGCAATCATCGCCTGGATCGCCGACTCCGGCGTTCCCCCGGCCCGATTGACGTAGCTTTTAAGCTTCAACAGAATCCTGTAGGTGACATCATCGAGGCCGTTGCGCTGAAGCCCCAGATGACGGCCCAGGACATCGAGCTGAGCGCCTACCGCCAGATCCAGCCAGATGTTGGACATGACATCGAAGCACGCCTGTTCGATCTCGTCGTACTGTTCGTCCAGAGCTTCCGCCCATGCCGCGATATCCGTCCCCTTGAAGAACTCGATGAGGAACGGGGGGATATCGAAAGTCGTATAGTCGGTGATCTGGACGGGTGTCATTTCCCTACACTCCGTTTACCAGGATCTGGGAGACGGCGAAGATGGCCTGCTGTTGCGTGGTAAGGACAGCGTCAGCGTTCCCGTAGGAGCCGGCGCCAGGAGGAGTCGGGGTCGAGGTGACGGCGACCGTGACAGTTGCCGACTCGATGCCGGGCACTGTCGCTATCGGGACATTCGGCGACCACAACTTTAGCGTCCCCCCGATGACCGGCATGTTCGCCGCTGCCCAGACGACGATGGCCGCCTTGATCAGCGCCCCGCCGTTGGGAGGGTAGGTGCCCGAGCTGTCGGGGGTGGTGACCACCTTCAGCCAGATGTACTGGGGGACAGGTCGTGAGAAGAAGACGATCTGCGGGTTGCCGACACTGTCGATGACCGTTATCGGCCCGACGTTTCCATAGGGCTGGATGCCCGAAGGCATGCACAGCCAGAGCCCGTTCGCTATGTCCTGCGTCGCCCCGCCAATCACCTGAACCTCGAAGGATTTCGCGGGCCGCCCCAGGGCATCGGCTGATAGCGTCCTGTTTGATACACAGTAGGCGAAGGTGACGTTGGCGACTTTGTTCAGGAGGTAGGCGGCAATGGCGACATCGGTGGCGTTCCCGCCATAGAGCGCCGTGTACCTGCGGGATCTGAAGGCGGCGTTGCTCTCCTTGTTCGTGCCGGGCGCGCCTACCGCCAGGTTGGAGACCGCTGTCAACCCGGAGACGGCGTTGTTGATCGTGTTCACTGATCCCACGGGTGCCGCCACCGGTCCTGTGACCGTGCACAGGTAGATACCGGGGCTCGCATAGTTGGAGGCGACGATATCGGGGTCCAGGCTGGTGATCCCGAAAGCCGTCAGGCCGTCCGCCGAGGTCAGAGTGAATGCGCCGGTCCCCAGGTTGGTGACCGTGATCGTTGACACGGCAAGCGCCGTGATCGCTGCCACCAGGGCCGCGGCTATCGTGATCGCCGTGTCCCCGCCAGTCGCCGTGTAGGACACCAAGGTCCCGTTGACGTACAGGGAATAGGTGTGACCGCTTGCGACGACGGCCACGGTGAGCGTTGCCGCCAACAGGGAGGACAAGGAGATCGTGACGGACTTGGACAGTGAGAACATCTGGCCAGTAGTGGACTGGCTGATGATGTGCCCCGAGGGGACAGGTGTTCCCTGGACGCCCCAGAGCGCCTCGGTTACCTGTGTCGGACTCGCCCCGTTCCTGCGTACGGCGACAAGGGCTGCCGCGCGGTCCTGCGCGAGGTCCTCGGCGGAGTCGGGGTCGAATGAGGAATAGAGCGCCTGGAGTACTTCCCAGAGGTTGTAGACCTTCAGCGCGTCGTTGCCGATCATCTGCCCGATGGGACCGTCCGGCCCCAGGTCAACGTCGGCTCCCCAGGTTCCTTGAGCCTTTGCCTCCAGCTCGGTGAGAATGGTGGCAAACGGTTTGATCACGAATCCGTTCGGTGTCAGGCCGTAGGTGTTTGTAATGATGTCGCTCATGATCCTGGCAGCTCCAGTGTCACGACCTGACCACCCTGCATCTGAGCGGTGAATGAGCCCTGGAAGATAGAGGATCCCGGGGGCCCGTTCGGGTTCTTGACGATGGCCACGGCGAACTGCTGTAACCCGATGATACCGGGCGTGGCGATGATGAGGGCCTTCAAGAGCGAGATCGCCTGCGCCTGGTTCGGGTTCTTGCTGCCCAGGATTGCCTGCACCTGCGGCTGCCCGGGAAGAGGCAGGTATGGCAGGCCGATTGTCGTATTCAGGTACCAGCCGCCAAGGAACATCGAGATACGGATGCGCAGTTTCTGCGCCATCCACGTCACCTGGTCAGGGGTGAACGTGAAATTGTAGTTGGTGAGGATGAAGTTCTTTGTCGTCTGGTTCAGAAGGAGGTTCTTCATCTACCCAGCCTTCACCGTGGACGAACCCGCGTTCGCCTTGCCAGTGAGCGAGCTCGGAGCCGTCCCGAGGCTACAGAACGTGGCCACCGCCTGGAGGAACGTCCAGAAGGCAGCGTCAGTCGTCGCGTTGGCAAGCGTCGCATCCCCGTTGCGTGCCACTCCCTGACTGCCTCCGTTTATGCTGATCGTCCCGTCGTCCTTCAACAGGATCTGCGCGGCATCACCGCCGCCTGATTTCAGGTACTTCAGGAGGAGTCCCGAGGACACCCCCGCGATCCCGGGGGCCGTGAACGTAGCGATGCCAGGAACGAAATAGGCGTCGTTGATATCGAAACGGCGGTCATCCTTCGGGTCCACCTGGCCGCCACTTCCTGAAAGCCATGCATCCAGTGACGCCTCGGAGAACATGATCGCCCCGGTGTCCCCCTTCTGTAGATCACCCGATATCTGCCAGCGAGGGGTACCCGGGAACTGGACGGGGACGTTGTAGATGACGGGAAGGGGAATAGGGGCCAAGGCGCCGCCCTGCCAGATGCGCTTCTGGATCAGCGGCTGCACCTGCGCCTTCTTCGTCGTCGCGTCGTAGCTGACGATGGCGCCAGGGATAGATGTATGAATCTTCGTCGCGAAGTCATCGAGGGCCAGCCTGAGAAGTCCGGTAAGGTCTGTGGCTTCAGTCTTCATGCCGCTGCCACCGATGTCGGGACGCCCGTTGAATCGACGGGGATGCAACGGGCCTCCATCTTCCAATCGTCTTTGCGGTTGTCCCCGTTGTATTCGATCTCCTCGACCATCATGTAGGCGATCCCGTTCGAGAAGCTCTCGGACTTCACCAGCATCACCTGTCCCGGGCCAACCTGGGGCAGGATGAGGGAATCAATCTTCCACCGCATCTCCGGCAGGGTCTGTGATCCTCCATCGAGCCCAGCCGTCGCATCGGGGACGCCGACGCTGATCTGCTCGGGCTCTGGAGGCTGGAGGAGCCCAGTCTCCTTCGACAGATACACTCCAGACGTGGTAGCCGAGGGATTGGAGGTCTCGGTAGACACACCTGATTGAGTAGAGCCGATGGGAGGAATGAGCGTGATCTCGCCACCATCGATATCGAAGTTGAAGCCGATGAAATTGCAGACGGTCTGCACGAAGTCGCGCACCCGCCCGATGAACGAGAATCCTCCCGAGTAAACGGCATCCTGCGGGATCGTTGTCAGGTTGCGGACAGAGACCTTCAGGTATGTCGAGAGGTTTGCGAGCAGCGCGTAGGCGGAAATGCCAGGCTGCATACTGACCGTGTAAGGAGCGCCCCCGATATTCCACATGCCTGACTCGGCTTCGACGTAGACAATCCAGTCGGCCTTCTCCCGGTAGCGCCTGCAGAACCTGATAGCACCCGAGAACAGCATGAGGGGAACGCCGACGCTCTGCTGGTCGAACTCTCCAAACTGTTGCAGGGCGC